TTAGTATGATAAAACGCTAGTGTCAAGGATACCGTATAGGGAACTTCCTATAATGAATCCATCGATAATAGGTTCTTGCGTGGTTAGGGTTGTTTTCCAAGTGTTAGGTGTAATCGCATGAGCGATGCCTTGGACTTGGAGAGTCTTAGTTATTGTAGATCCGCTAGGTTGCAGGTTAGTTATCTGCACTTGATCAAAGTAATCAAGGTCAAGAGCTGCTGTTACACCAGCGTCATAGTTTGCAGTCATAAGGTCTAGAGTCAGTGAGTCAATGCGAATAGTCGTGTCTTTATGAGATGCAACGTAAGCCTTGGCAATGTTCAGTGCCTCAGCATCTGATTCAACAATAAGGTTGGAGTATGAAAGTGAATGTTGGAAATACGTTGTAATGCTTGTCGCATCGCTGGCAGTCTGGACTGCTCCACCAGTGCGTTGAACTGACACGTTATTGACTACTTGCTTATCATCAAAGGCGAATGCCACGTTTGCATAATTGATGCCAGTGCCATCTTGATTGAATACGACTGGAGCAGCAGCAGCAGCAGCTGCTAGAACCTGTGAGCGAGACTTGAACACTGCGTTGCCAAGCACGTCCATGTAGAAAGCCCCGTACTCGGATTGCTCTATGTTCCTCGCACTTTGTAGCACTGATCTAACACTGGTATCAACAGAACTAGCCTGACAGGTTGAATCGCCCGTTGCTAGCGTTCTCATGTTTGATGGCCATGAAACCATGTCGAGCAGTTTGCCCATTCTTGTGCCAGTTGCTTGACCTGCTGTGCCATCTGTAATTGTCGTGATGTTGGACATATTGAACAAGCGGAAGCCATCGACTGCTGAAATATCAACGTAACTTACTTCTTGTCCGACTGGATAGGTATACTTATAGTCAGTTGTGTATCCAGAGAATATCCAGTAAGTGTTGGAACTAGAAGTCTGTTGTGCGCTAATGCGTATTTTGCGCAGTGGTTGCATTAGCCCGTATATAGGCGAGGAGACGTTCTGGGGGTCGAATATGCCGTTAGGGTCGAGAACCCTCACAACTGCTGTACCAGCCTCATAAAGGTCTTGGTTGATGTTTCTGCCCCGTCTGGTGTCTATCTTTACGGTACTATCGCTGACATCTAGAATATATGCAGCATTGTCAGCAAGAACGCCAGTACCGCCAAGCTTGCCATAAATCGGATCATCTAGAGTGAACGGGTTTCCAAATTGAGGGCCATTACTAAAGTTGATAGAAACATTGAGGATTGCTGGCAATGCCATTACATCGGCCTAACGGTTGTCCATTGTCCAGCAGAACCGCCATTTTGACTTGATGTTTCTTGGAAGTAGTTGAATGATTCACCGACAGTTTTGCCGTCTAATTGAACTACAACATTGACGTTGTTTGTTGGTGCAAACATGCCAGCAGCGCCAGAAATACCCGAAATAGGGTTGCGCACTTCTGCATTACTTGACAATGAAGAAAGGCTTGGAAGCGTGTTTGTAGATGGAATATCTTTGTTTGCATTAGTTTCTGCTGCGGCAGCTGCTGCTGCTGCGCTTTGTTTCATGCCAAGGGTTGCAGCCAAGATAGCAGCCTTGCGCTGCGCTTCGTCGAGGTAAGTAATCCAGTCCTCAAACGGATTCTTAGCCTTAGGCAAGTCTCTAAGCCAGATTGTAAGACCAGCAGTAATGCCTTCAACTTTGAGCAATTCATTAGCAGCCTTCATGATTTCAGTGCTATTGCCACCAATAATGGCTGCTTGTAATTCAAGGCGCTTCTTTTCTTCTTCTGAAATCTTACCCTTTAGGGCAGCAGCGATTTGTATCTGATCTAGGTCAAAGATGCCTGAGGCTTTCTTGACTAGGGCAATTCTTTTTTGTTCTTCTAGCAATGCCTTTTGTGCTCTAACTTGGGCAGCAGCTAAGTCTTTGGCTCTTTTAGCTGCATCTTTTTCAAGTTTGGCAAGAAGTTCTTTTCGCTTCTTTTCATTAACTTCTTCTTTGGTAGGACCAGATGGTTTAGGTGCTGGCAGTCCACCAACTTTCCCAGCAAAACCGCCAAAGATATTTTTAGGTAAATTTTTCAACAATCCTAGAACGCCTGTGATACCACCAATTGCAGTACCTGTGGCTAGTGTGATGCCATTGATACCAGTAGCAATGCTATTGATTGCTTTGACTGCATCACTTGTCTCAGTGCCACCAGCCATGCGAGCAAAGGCATCAACAAGACCTTTGCCAATCTTTTCTTTGGCGTTATCGACTGCTACGCCTAGAACATCAAACTTGAATGATGTTGTGTCCATGTAGGCATTAGCTGCGCCTGTGGATTGCTTTAGGAGTTTGCCAAGAATGTCAGAGAATGACTTGGTCTTTAGTTCCGACTGTGTCAGTCCTGTGTTGTACTTTCTAAGTCCTCGTGTTATGCCTACATAACCATTGGCTAAATCTTGTGAGACTGTGGCTAAATCAATACCACTGGCACGACTAATTGTTATCGCATTATTGAGCAGGTTTTGTGATTGTGTCAGTGATCCAGTAGTTGTAAGTAAGGCTTGGAATGCAGGTCGTAATGTGTCGTCTGCAACTCCTGCTGAACTTTCAAGGTTTGAAATAAACTTATCAATAGCAGGATTAGCAAAGGCAATGCCTAAGTTATCCACCGCAGTCGATAGTCTCCTAGCTGCTGCCTCGTCTTGCGAGAATGCAGTAACAGCTGCTTTGCCGAAGCGAACAAGGGCCTGAGTACCGTAAGCGATACCAAGTGAGCCTGCTAATGTCTTGACTTGACTGTTTAGTTTAGATACAGCAGTTTCTGCTTGCTTGAATCCTTTGGCATCAAACTTACTACCAATTACGATTTCTTCTCTGGCTTGCATTATGCGACCCTACTAAATGTAGTAGTGGCTGCTCTAGATCTAAATTGTGTAAGTGCTTTGTCAATTGCCTTCATGGCTCCACCTTCTGCTAAACCACGATTGGCTCCCCAAGCACGATAAATCAAACGACCTCTACCTTTTAGACTTGATGCTAATGGTGGAAGGTTGTCAAGAAACTGACGACCAGCATAAGGGTTAGATGATCTACTTACACCTTTGCTGCTGCCACCAGCTTTAGGGCCTACCCAGCGTTGTGGCCCGACACGACCAGCACCTTCATAGATAGCACCGATTGGTGATTTATTTTGAATAGCAGCCATCGATGAGAATCCATTGCGATTGACTTTGCCTACAGAAGTTGTATAACTAATGCCACGTTTGATTTCATTGGCATTGTAAAAAGGAAATCTAGCCTCTGAGAATGAACGAGGAGCCCAGCCTGACATTGGAGAATCGATTGGTACGAATCCCTTGGCTTGTTTCACAACAGGCCTAAGGGCAGCACCAAGTTCTTTTCGCAAAGTCTTTTCAAGGTCAGGAGCGAATCGACGAAGGGCTTTGCGTAGTTCAGCGTTTCCTCTGAGCTCTACGACTGGCATCTTCTCTCTCTTTCGCTAAATCTTTCAGCACTTCTATGTGTGCTTTGAAAGCCATTGAAGATAGTTCAACAATGGATTGAAACGGAACTCCATACTCGTGGCTTAGCCAAGCTGCGAGATAGGTGAGGGAGTTCCGATCTACCCTAAAGGGTCAGACTCTAGGACCTCGACTGATTTCAAGGTCTCTAGAAATCCTTCCCCGAAAGGTTTGACTGTTTCACCCGAACGACGTATCGCTTCCCAACACAACCAGTAAACATCAGATTGTTTCTGATCTTCAATGAGCGCTTTGTGAAAGCCTTTTTTAGCATACATCTCAAAGGCATATTCAATAAGCGGAGTAATTTCGTACTCTGTTATTGAGTTATCGGCCCTTGTTACTTTGAGTTTTGCCATTGCTTTAGCCCTTTTCTCTTAGATTATGAAGTGGTGATTGCGATTGTGCCTGAAACATTCCAAGTAACTGATTGAGTTGAAAGATCTCCAACTGCACCGTTGATTGGTGTTGTGTTGTTTACAAGGCAAGTCATTGTGTAAAGAGGATTTGTTGCAGATACAGCAGCAGAAGTTTGCTTGACTGTAACTGTTGTGTTAGTTCCCCATAGTGTGTTCAATGTTTGAAGTGTCTTTGAAGATGCTTCGTCATTGAAAAATTCAATAGAAATGCTTGAAGATTCTAGGCCCTTGACATAACGATTTCCAGAATCGCCCATCGCCGTGACGGAAAGTTCATCAAAGGTACGGTTGATTGTAACTGAACTAACCAATGTTGAGAGGTCTACCGCATTTACAGTAAGAACCACTCCGTTGCTCATATATACTGCCATGCGGATTATTCCTCATCTTTCTTAGTAGGTTTTGGTGCTGGTGCTTCTACGGATGGCTTCTGACCAATTTTGGCCAGGAACGCATCATTTTCTTTATTCCATTCGACTAAATTAGTCATACTAACTCCAACTCGTAAGGATTGAGACTTGCATTGTGCAAGTCAAGAGATCGCCTGTTGCAGCATTGAGAACGCTTGGTGCGCTCACATCTCCTACATTATAGACGATAGAAGATGCCGCTAGTTTATTGAACATGGCAACTAGCATCTCTTCAATACCATTTAGGTTACCTTCGTTATCCAAAAGTGGCACGAAGATGTTTATTAGAAAATTAGCAGTAGGCGCAATCGTGTTGCGACCGTTGTTATTAGGAACGACATAGGGGTCGGAAGGACTCACAACTATGCTGTTTGCAATAGGGGTAGGTGGTGGAAAACTAAACACCGACCATAAAGAATTATCGACTAGAGCTGCTGCAACTGTAGCGCGTAGCGTTGAAATCGCTGCAACCATGGCTTAGCCTACTTGCGATCTAGGATCTAAATAAGGGGCCAGTAATCCTCTGACTCTTGCAACCAATGTTGAACTCATTGTAAATGGACTTGGACTAAATCCATCAACAGTCATTGCTTGACCTGATGGTGATTGTCTTGCCTGCCAGATTGCAATTGTAATCATGAGTGAAGCTTCTTGGATTGCAGGAATTGTTGTGTAATCAGCATAAGTCTCTGCTGCTGCAATGCCGTAAGGAACAACTGTGTGGCGAGGATTGTCGCTTGTGTGAGTTGTTGTAATACTAAATTGTTTTGCTTGGACTGCTGTAATTGTCTTAGTGCCGTTGTATTTAGTACCAGCACCAGATATAACAACTGATTGTCCAACGTAAAATACATCTGTTATATCTTCATCAAAATAAAGCGTTCCAACTGTTCCAACATTGCCATGAGCAACAATTGGTTGTTGGTTCTTCCATAAGAATGGAAGCATGACGTTATCAGAGGCATCACAGGCGCTTTGCAATACAGCGTCTGAATATAGTGTGCCTACTCCAAGTGCTGAACGAAGTTCTGCAACTGTGGTGATTGACATGATTTCCTTTCTAAAGACTCAGTGAGGGCAAGGGCTATGCCCCCACTGAGCGACTTAGTGTGGCTTAGGCCTTATTGACCTTGAATGCG